GGAAGCCAGGGCTTTCCACATGAGCAATGATCTTCGGCTTTGTGTGGATCCGGACATCAAAATCCTGCCCAACGATATCCTGACCATCACCCATGAAGGCCAACAGTTCCAATTGAACGCAGCCATGCCTTTCCCCTATCCGGACCATGTAGAAATCAGCGTAAGACGGAAGGAGGAAACCTGAATGGGAATCCACTTTTCCAGCTTCGACAAATTCAGTGGCAAACTGGAGACCATTACAGAACAAGGCCCGGATGTGGTTGACCGCTTCCTGGATCAGGAGGCAGAAGTCATCAAGGGCCGGGTGCAGAACAACACACCGGTGGATACCGGCCTGCTCCGTGGTCGATGGAGCCATACAACAGCTTCCGGTGGGCAGTGCCAGATCTATAACAATGTGGACTATGCAGCTCATGTGGAATATGGTCACCGGACCCGGAACGGAGGCTTTGTAAAGGGCCGGAAAATGCTCCACCGGGGCATGCTCCAATCTGGGAAAGCTTTTGAGGCTGACTGCGCTGCCATTTACAAGAAATTGCTGGGAGGCTGATGCCTTTGATTGCCCTGAGATCCATCAAGGCCGCCATAACGGCCAAACTGAAAACCAAATATCCCAACTGTAAGGTGCACTTCGACAATGTGGAAAAGTCGGAAAATGCACCTTATTTTTATGTGGAATTCACCACCAGTATTCACCAGACGCTGGATGAAACCTACACGGACAGGACTATCCAGGTGGATGTGACGTACATCCATCCCAAAGATGCCAAAGGCCGGGTTGACCGATCAGCGGTATTTGATGTGGGGGATGACCTGGACACCCTGTTCCGACCCGTGCTTCAGGTGGGAGACCGGTACATCACCATCCTGTCCGCAGAAAGAACCATGGTAGATGATGTGCTGCATTATATCTTTGACCTGCAGTTTACGGATGCCTGGACTGACGAAGAGGTTGGATACATCCGTGGTGAACTGATGCAGTCCCTGGAGCTTCAGCTAAACGGGGCTGATCTGACTGAACAAGACTAAAGGAGGAATGACAATGGCGAATGAAGCCGAAGTATTTGGCCTGCCGCAGGTCATTATCAATTTCCGGACTAAGGCTACTACAGCCATCAAACGGTCTGCTCGTGGTATTGTAGCCATGATCCTGCACAATGAAAGCGCAGATGAAATCAAGAATTATGTAATCCGGGATGTGTCTGACATTCCAGAATCCGGACTGACTCCGGAAAACGTGGATCTGATTAAGAAATGTCTGCTGGGGACTCCCCTGCGGATCCTGGTTTATACCATGCCCTTGACCTCTGTGGATGGAGCCAAGAACACCCAGGCCAATGTGCTGAAGATCCTGGCCAGTATCAAATGGAACTGGCTATGCGCGCCTACGGCAACTACTCAGGAACAGCAGGACCTGGCCAGCTGGATCAAGGCTCAGCGGACCAACAAGAGGAAGACTTTCAAGGCCGTGCTGAGTGATCAGGCTGCCGACCATGAAGGCATCGTGAACTTCTGCACCAACAATATCAAAGTTCAGACCGATACCGATTCCAGCGGGAAGGCTGTCTATACAACCTACACGGCTCTCCAGTATACGGCGCGGATTGCCGGCATCCTGGCCGGCCTGGCACTGGACCGCAGCGCCACCTATTTCAAGCTGACAGAAGTGGAAAGCGTAGAGGTCTATGAAGACATCGATACCCTGATCGATAAAGGGGAGCTGCTGCTTCTGGACGAACAGGACGGGGACGGTGTCAAGATTGCCCGGGCCTGCAATTCCCTGGTGACTTTTACCACGGACAAAGGGGAAGATTACCGGTACATCAAGATCATCGAAGCCTTGGATATGATGACTGATGACATCCGGGATACCTTTAAAAAGTACTATGTGGGCAAGTATATCAACGACTATGACCACAAGATGCTGTTTATTGCAGCCATCAAGGTCTACTTCGAAGGCATCAAGGGCAATGTACTGGACAAAGATTGGGACAACACTGTGGACATTGATGAGGAATTCCAGTCCAATTATGCAAAACTCCATGGGGATGATCCTACCCAGATGACCAAGATGCAGATCCGCCAGTACAATACCGGAACGAAGCTGGCTCTGAACGGGAATGTGAAACCGGTGAATGCCATGGAAGATCTGACCATCAACTTTACGTTCTGAGGAGGTCCTGAAGGATGAACAGAAGCGAATATGATGTGAAATACAGAGGCCGCCGGCGCTGGAACGGATCTTATGGGAAGGTCTGGTGCAACGGTGAACTAATTTTTGAAATCCAGAAGTACGAATGCAAAGTAACGGCCAACCGGGAAGATGTGACCTGTGACATCTCCGAAGACTCCAAGATTGTGAGCCTGAAAGGGGAAGGTTCCATGACCATCAAGAGCGTCATCAACCGAAATGTGGCTGCTGTCCTGGAAGAATGGAAGAACGGCCATGATCCCCGGTTCCAGATGACCGGGCTGATTGATGATCCGGATGCCATTGACGGACAGAAGGAACGGGTCAGCATCGACAACGTGTGGTTCAACGAACTGCTGCTGATGGGCTTCGAAAAAGGCAAAGTCGTGGAAAAGGAATTTCCCTTTGGCTTTACCCCGCAGGATGCCCAGTTCCTGGAAACTGTGGAATGAATATCATACTGAGCTGGCTGTGCTGCTGGCTCAGTTCTTTTGACTAGGAGGATAAATCATGGCTGTATCCATTGAAGAACTGATTGCCCGCAAGGAAGAAATTGAAAAGAAAAAGGAAGAACGGTATGACCTGAAAACTTCTATCGGGACCATTACGGTGAAGAAGCCGACTAAGGCATTTGTGGCGGAGGCACTGGAACTGGAAACCGGGTCCGACGAATATACGCTCTACAACCTTTGCGTGGCTCCGTCCCTGAAAGACCATGCCCTGCAGCAGGCTTATGGCTGTGTAGAGCCTACGGATATCGTGGACAAGCTCTTTGAACCGGGGGAAGTGGTGGCTATCGTGAAATCCATCATGGCCAAAGCAGGCTATGGAGAAAAAATCGAAGCGGTCATCCATGAAGAAGTAAAAAACTGATCAGAGAGGACTGGGAGGCGGCAGCAGCTGCTTATCTGGTCCTCCATGGTCACCCTTTGGACTATTTCTTTTCTCTATCTAAAACAGAAAAGCTGTTTTGCTGGGCAGCCATAGAGCAGGAAAAGAAAGAGCAGAAGGAAAGGACAATGGCGATTGCAGAAGGGAGGATGCCTCGTTCATGGCAGACTACAAGCTAAGCGCCACGCTGGAACTGAAAGATAAATTCACCGCTGTGGTAGATAAGGCCAAAAGCGGCATGAAATCCTTTACCAGCACGCTGGAAGGCGCCAGCGGATCCGTTGATAAGACTGGAAGCGCCATGGAAAAAATGGGGCAGTCCGCTCTTTCGGCAGCCGCCAAAGCGGAAAAGGCAAAGCGGTCCCTGGAAGGCCTGAAAGGGACTTACACAGCGACCATCAAAACCAATGATGCTGCTACCGGTACTGTGAAAAAGGTGGCCAATGAGATCAAGGCTCTGACCAACAAGACCCACAGCATCCGGGTCGGTATCCAACAGCAGATTTCTGGGCCTTTGGGGAATATCAAGGGGAAGCTGTCCAATGCGGCCTCCGGATTCCTGTCCGGGCTACCGACTCAGCTGGTGGGTTTTGCCGGCCTGGGCTACGGAGTAGCTGACACCCTGAAAGTCTATACGGATTTCACTCACCAAATGAGCAGGGTGAAGGCCATTGCCGGAGCTACTGACGATGAATTTGCCAGGTTGACGGCAAAAGCCAAAGAACAAGGTATGATGACCCAGTTCACGGCAACGGAATCCGGGAAAGCCATGGAATATATGGCCATGGCCGGGTGGAAAACCGAAGATATGCTGAACGGCATTTCTGGAATTATGTCTCTGGCTGCGGCTTCCGGCGAAGATCTGGGGCAGGTATCCGATATTGTGACGGATGCTCTGAGTGCTTTCAAGCTCCAGGCGAAGGATGCCGGACATTTTGCTGATGTACTGGCCCAGGCAGCCACCAACTCCAACACCAATGTGGGCATGATGGGCTACACTTTCAAGTATGTGGCACCGCTGGCAGGTACTTTAGGTTTCAACATCGAAGATACGGCTCTGGCCATCGGGATCATGGCAAACAGCGGTATCAAGGCAGAAAAGGCCGGGACGGCTCTGCGGTCCATGTTTACCCGTATGGCTGCACCCACAAAAGAATCCAGCTCTGCTATGGCGGAACTGGGCTTTTCTATGACGGATTCTACCGGCAAGGTGAAAAACCTGCGGTCCATCATGAAAGAGCTGCGGAAAGACTTCAAGGGACTCAGCAAAATGGATCAGACCAGGCTGGCCAAACAACTGGCCGGTGAAGATGCCATTTCGGGGTTCCTGGCTATCATGAATGCCAATGAATCAGATTGGAAAAAACTGGAGACAGCCATTGACCATTCCCAGGGCGCGGCAAAAAATATGGAAAACATTTCCACATCCAATCTCTGGGGATCCATTAAAAGTTTGCAATCCGCATGGGAATCCGTGCAGCTGTCCTTTATGAGCCAGGGCTCCGGCAACACCATCAAGGAGTTTGTGGACGCTGCTACCATCGACCTGCGGAAACTGAGCACGGCCCTGAAGAATGGGTTCAAGTTCACAGATGCTGTGGATTTGGCCAAAACCGCTGTGCAGCAGCTCATTGACAAATTTATCCAACTGGATGGGATGGGCTCTGTGCTGGTCGGCGGCACACTGGTATTTGGTCTGTATAAGATCATCAGCCTGTTGAAAAGCTTCAACGGGCTGTTCAAGACCACTACCAAGGCCCTTCCTGGGGCCGGCGGTGCTGGTGCCACTGACATGGTCGTCAATGCCAACAACGTAGTAGTAAACGGTGCCGTAGCCGGTGGCGGAGGTGTTACTCCTGACCCCGGTGGCAAGGGTGGTGCAGGAGCCGGCGGAACTGCTGTGGGTGCCTCTTTGTTGCGCTGGCTCCCTGTAATCGGGACGGGCATCAAGACCATCTACGAAGTAGACAAAGCAGCGGGGCAGGAGGCCAAGACCAGGGCCGGAATCGGCGGCGCGGTGCAAATGGGTGCTGTCGCTGTCGGGACGATACTGGGCGGACCTGCCGGGTCTCTGCTGGGCTTTGGTGCCGGGCAGATGATGAACGATGCCATCCAGAATCCTGCCTGGTCCGGGCTGCGCAGTTCGGCCGGATCCGAAATGTACCTGCAGCCGTCCTATGACGACCAGCTTTCCATGAATGGTGGCGCCAATGGTGACACCCTGGGCAATGGCCAGGATATTGCCTCCCGCTTCCAGGCCGACACGGAGAATTTCAAGAACTGGCTGTTCAGCGACAGCGCACCCAGTGCTATGGACGGCTGGAGTGATTCCATGGATGGCGTAGCCGACCGGTTCAATCAGGATTGGGAGACCATGAAGCAGACTGCCCAGGACAAGTTGGCCGGTATCAGCAGCTTCATGGAGCAGACCGGCAGCGATATTGACGGCCAGGCCGATGACATGCGGGAGAATCTGCAGAACGCATGGGAGGATATCAAACAGAGTGTGGCCGACACCACCAGTGAGTGGGGTGGCTATGTAGATGATGTGGTATCTACCATTGAAGGAGCCCTGGAAGGACTGAAAAGCAGAGCTGCTGGCATCTGGGCAGATATCAAAGAATCAGCTGCCAGCGCCTGGGCTGATATCGGTGCCAAAGCGTCCGGAGCCCTTGCCGGTGCTCAGAGCTGGTTTGCAGGGACGTCCCTGGGCAAATGGTGGGATCATAATGCTACCGGATCTGAGTACTATGCCGGAGGTTTGACGGAAGTCAACGAACACGGCGGAGAAATAATCGACCTACCAGGCGGTTCCCGGATTTACCCCCATGCTACTACTGAAAGGATGCTGGCAAAGCAATTCGCCCAGTCCGCACCTGGAGGGGTCCCGGTGGTCAACATCAGCGGGAATACCTTCGTGGTGCGGCAGGAAAGCGACATCCAGCAGATTGCCTATGAACTGGCACAGCTGATTATGCAGGGGCAGGAGAACTATGGAGGTGGGCTTGCATGAGTACTTTTGGAACAGCACTGAATGTGCTGTCAGCCATCCTGAATGGCATGAATATGGTCAGCACCCGCCGGCAGATCCTGGTGAAGTCTGAGCAGTTCGGGGAAGTCATCATCCCGGTGACTCCCTCCAAGTACCAGCTAAGTTCTGGACAGAAAAACAAGGTAGTAGACATCACTCGGGTGGGGGAAGCGGTGATTTTCGGGATGCCCAAAGCGCGCACCCTGACCTTCTCCAGCTTCTTTCCCGCCCAGACCCACGAATACCCCTTCACTGTAGATGACTCCAAGAGCCCTGCGGAGCTGGTGGAGTACTTCACCAAGGTGAAAGAGGCCAGGAAGCCTGTGCGGGTGATTATTACAGACAGTCCCGTCAACCTGATGATGGGGCTCATGGGCTTCAACTACTTCGAGAAGGACGGGACGCGGGATATCTACTACGAACTGTCCTTTACGGAGTACAAGGACCTGAACATCCCGACGGCCAACAACAATAAGCCGGTGGACGAAAACACCGGGCTGAAGAAACGGCCGGAAGGGGACACGCCCAAGAAAGTAACCTGGCAGAAGAAGGCAGGGGACTTTCTGGACGCAACCAAGAAGGCCTATGGTGACTACAACCATTGGCGCAGGGTCGTGAAGAGCAACAACCTGGGCTCTCTCGTGATCAACAATGCCGGCCGGATCGGAAAGATTCTGGGGAAGAAATTATGATCATCAAACATAAGAGTATCAAAACAGAAACGACCACCGACAGGACCGGCAAGAAAACCACTAAGACCACGGAGGCCATGGATGACCTGTCCACTCTGACCATGGGGAAGATTACCTGGGAAGGTTCCCGGCTGCAGGTGGCCAGGCGGCTGGAATTCCAGTACGCCCAGGACGCCCGGGACCCGAACCTGCCCAACTACGTGATCAACTGCGGGGAGACCGTCTACGGCTACGACGAAGATGGAACCCTGCAGTTCCAGGGCAATGTATATTCCGTGGAAAAGAACGTGCAGGCTTCTACCGTGAAGGTGCTGGCCTATGACAATCTGTTCATCCTGACCCGGTCCAAGACCACCCGGAAGTTCAGCAATATCAAGGCGGAGGACATTGCCCGTTCCATTTGCCAGGAAATGGGCATCAAGGTAGGGAATCTGGCCGAAACGGGGATCAAAGTTTCCTTCATCGCCCAAGACAAAACGGGCTATCAGATCATCATGATGGCCTACACGGAAGCTGCTGCCCAGATCAATGCCAGTAAAAAGGAAGGTGAGCCGGACGTGGTGTTCCACCCGGTGATGGATGGGGACAAGCTGGACGTGATCAAGAAAGGTACGCTCATCGAGAATTTCGAGGCGAACCAGTATTCCAACATTATGAACAGCCGGTACAAGGAATCCATCGAGAAGGTGGTCAACAAGATCATGCTCACGGACCAGCAGGGCAATGTGACGGGCTATCAGTCCAAGGACGACTCCATCAAGAAGTACTCCATGGTACAGGCGGTCTACAAGCAGAACCCCAAGAAGGCCATGAAAGACCAGCTGACTAAGATTTTCCATGGGCCGGACAGGACGGGCATCCTGGAGATGCTGGGGGATTACCGGGCAAAGTCGTCTTACTCCATCAAGATCAGCGATATCCTGCCGGAAATGACCGGGAAGTTCTGGATTAAATCAGACAACCACACTTTCGAAAACGGGATCCATACCATGAAACTGGAAATCGAATTCGAGAACCTGATGAACAAAAAGGAGCTGACTGACTCTGAAAGGAAGGTGTAAGCCATGGCAGAAATCCCATCGGCAGCGCAATCCATGGCCAAGGTGGTTGACGTGATGCACCAGGTGGCTATCGGGGCCCGGCCAACGGGCACCCAGGTGGGTATCGTGGTCACGCCTCCGCCCGCATTGACGGTACGGATAAATAACATCTTGCTGGATACCGATGATCTGTACATCAGTCGGTACCTGCTGCCGAATTACACCCGCCACATGGTGGGGCAGACTAGTGACCGGGCCGGCGGCAGCGGAGAAGCCAAGTACGAGAGCCACAACCATCCCATCGACAACGATGAAACCTGGACGGACACACTGAAACCGGGGACGCTGGTGACCGTGATCCCGGTAGGCGGGCAGGATGACCAGCTGTACATCATTGCCGACAGCCTGGTGAAGTTATAAGGAGGGTGGCAGGTGTGAGTGATGAATATCCCTTCACGGGTACCAGCGCAGAGACCGATTACACGGAAAACCTGAATGTGCCTCTGGAGCTGGATTACGATTTCGAAAAGCACGATTTCAAATATGACGGGAACGGGCAGCACATTATTGTATCCGGGAACGACGCCTTGAAAATCTGGATCTACAAAGCCCTTATGACGGAGCGGTTCCGGTACCTGGCCTACAGCTGGCAGTACGGACTGGAGGTGCGGCCCTACATCGGTAAGGTCATGAGTGTCCAGGAACGCTACAGCGAGATGAAACGGATCATCATCGAATGTCTGATGGTGAATCCCTATATCAAGAGCATCGACAGCATTGAGTTTACGGCAGAGCGTGAGAAGCTGACCGTAGATATCAGCCTGACGACTATTTACGGGGAGGTGAGTGTAAGTGTATGAAGCAGAAAGCCAGGAGACCATACTGAAACGGCTGCAGCAGGATACCGGCGACAGGGTCAGTACCTATGAAGGGACCTTCGCCAATGATGTGCTGTCTTCCAACTCCATTGAATTCTACAAACAGGAAGTGGAGCGAGAAGAAATGTACAAGTCAGCTTTTGCCGAAACAGCCAGTGGTGACTACCTGACGCTGATTGCGGCTGACCACGGGGTAGAACGGAAAGAGGCTACAGCAGCCGTGGGGAATGTCATTGTGAAAGGAACAGGAACCATCCCTGTGGGCACGCTGTTCCAGACGGAAGCGGGGGTAACTTTTACTACTACTACTACTACTACCGCGGTGAAGAACGAAGCCACCATCCCTGTCAAGTGTACAGAGACAGGTACGGTGGGGAACGTAGCGTCGAACACCATCACAGTAATTCCCATGAGCATCCCTGGCATTACGTCGGTGAACAATCCGGAAGCCATGGCCGACGGGTTCAACGCCGAAAGCGACGAGGACCTGTATGACCGGTTCCATTTCCACGTGACCCAGCCGGCCACCAGCGGGAATGTAAATGACTATATTGAATGGGCCTCCAGCATCCCCGGAGTTGGTCATGTAAAAGTGCTGCCTATCTGGAAAGGCCCAGGGACGGTAAAAGTTCTAGTAACAGACGCCAATGGGGAACCGGCTTCCAGGAACCTGCTGAATCAGGTGATTGCTAAAATTGAAAGCGTACGGCCCATCGGTCCAGAAGTGACGGTGGTATCGCCCAGCCTGTTCGACCTTACCATTAAGTTAACTGTAACCAGCGGCAGCGGAGATGCAGACTACATCAAGACCATGCTGAACAAGTATTTCGTGAGCCGGAACTTCACCGGAATTACGATTTCCTACGCCAAGGTTGGCAACATGATCCTGACGGACAGCAAGACCGGTGTGGATGATTACAGTGGGCTTCTGATCAACGACAGTAACGGGAACATCAGTATTACGGATGACCAGATTCCTCATGTGAAAGAGGTGGTGTTCCTGTGAAAACACCAGATTTCCAATTCTTGAGAACGGAACCGGTAGCCCTGAAAAGGTATCTGCCGGTTTTCCTATATCTGAGCCCGGAATTCAAAGCCATCCAGGATGCCCTGGGCAAAGAACATGAACGGCAACGGCAAGCACAAATTGACGTAGCCAAACAGTTCCACGCGGAAACGGCTACCTGGGGCATGGCGTCCTGGGAGCGTATGCTGGGGATCAATGTGGATACCAGTGTGGACCTGGAGACAAGACGGGCATCCGTACTGGCCAAAATGGGGAAGCCGCCCACAGTGAATCCCGCTTTCCTGACCAGGATGATTAACCTGTTCACCACGGTGGCTGCTACCCAAATTGTGGAGCACCCATCCGAATACACGGTAGATATTTATTTACCTGATAGCGGAACGCACGATTTCACGAAAATTGACGAGGCTGTGAATACCTACCTGCCGGCCCACCTGGGCCACACCTACCACTTCAAGACCCATCTGGATGCTTCCGAGTACATTGGTACGGTAATTCGGATGGCGTCCAGGGGCGTGGAGTGCGGCCTTCTGGCCAACGACGAAGTGCTGCAGACGGCTGTTCTGTGGTCCGTGGATACGCCTGTATTCGAGATAAAAGACGACGCTGTCCACGTGACAGAACTGGGGCTGAAAATGAATTCTGTGTTTTCAGCTTCGACAAAGGAAGTAACCCCCTGTTCATCCGCTCCCATCGGAGCCACGGACGGGATTTTCTATGTCAGTGGTGATGGAAGCGTCAAGCAAAAACTCGGTTCCCCCGCCACCTTCACCCGTGCTTCCACAGCTGTCCTGGGGGGGCGGACATATCAAGCTAATGAACCGCGGTTT